GAAGGTTGGTGATTTTGTTCGCTGGAATTCTAGTGGTGGTACAGCTAGAGGAAAGATTGATCGCATTGTAAGAGATGGATCAATAGATGTACCAGATAGTTCCTTTACTATTACAGGAACAGCAGATGATCCCGCTGCACTCATTACTCTTTATAGAAACGGTGAGGCTACAGATCGAAAAGTTGGTCATAAGTTTTCTACTTTGACAAAGATCGCAGCTATCAGAACTATTGATTCTGATGACAAGTTGGAAAGAAAAGAAGTTACTGATTTTAAAAATGTAAAATCAAGAACATTTGAATTTCCTTTCAGTTCTGAGTACCCAGTGAATCGTTATTTTGGAAAAGAAATACTTTCACATGAACGTGGTGCTGCTGATCTTTCAAGACTCAATGATGGCGGTGCAGTTTTGTTTAATCACAACATGGACAAACCGATAGGGGTAGTCGAAAGTGCCTATATCGGAGAGGACAAAAGGGGTTATGCAAAAATTCGCTTCTCAAGAAGCAAGTTTGCATCTGAAATTTTAGAAGATGTCAAAGATGGAATCATTCGAGGCATAAGCTTTGGATATTCTATAAATGACATTGATGAAACTGAAGACGGAATGCTAGCTCGATCATGGTCAGTTCATGAACTATCAGTTGTAACTGTTCCAGCAGATCCTACAATAGGTTTCGGAAGAAGTTTAATTGCACCCTCGCAAGGTAATAGTATTAATATGGAAGATAAGTCACCTACTATGGAACTTAATTCTGCGGATGATTCCGCATCACCCTCTGTTCGCACTATGGAAGAACCAATCAAAGAAACTCAGGTTGAAGCGGAGAAATCCGTTGAAATCGACATCAAAGCCGAAGTTCAACGTGCTATTGATGAAAACAACGCTCGTACAGCATCTATCACTTCTTTATGTCGTGAGTTTGGTGAGTATGGAGCAGAAGAAATTGCTGAGACTCTTATTAAAGGCAACAAATCTGTTGTTGAAGCAAGAGCAGCAATTCTTGATCTTGTTAAAAACAAGGCAGATGTAAACAACACACCAATTCGTTCAACAGACATGACATCAAATGAAGTTGGCCTAGATAAGAAAGAAGTTAAGAAGTTTTCTTTCTTAAGAGCCTTAAATGCTTTAGCAAATCCAAATGACAGATCAGCACAAGAAGCGGCTGCATTTGAAAGAGAAGTTTCAGACGAAGCATCAAAGCGTTATGACAAGCCAGCAAATGGCATCTTAGTTCCAAACGAAGTTTTACAAAGAGACTTGAATGTTGGTACTGCAACTGCGGGTGGTAACTTAGTTCCTACAGAATTACTTTCTGGTTCTTTTATTGATATTCTTCGTAAGAGAATGGCTGTAATGGCAGCGAATCCTACAATGCTTACAGGACTTTCTGGTAACATTGCAATTCCCAGAATGACTCAAAGTGCCACTGGATTTTTCGTTGGAGAAGGATCTGAGCCTACCGAGAGCCAACAGGCGTTTGACCAGGTCAATATGACTCCAAAGACAGTAGGAGGAGTGGTCGAATTTACAAGAAGACTTTTACTACAGTCAAGCATTGATGTTGAGTCAATGATTAGAGATGATATTGCAAGAGTTATTGCTACTAAGTTAGATAACGCAGCTATCTATGGTACAGGTTCTTCAAACCAGCCATTAGGTATAAAAGATACAACTGGTGTTGGAACACAAACAATAACTACATTTGGTACGTTCGCTGAGTACATCGGAATGGAAACAGATGTTGCTGCTGCAAATGCAGACGTAGCAAACATGTTCTACATCATCAATGCTTCTGCAAGAGGTGCATTAAAGAGTACTGAGGTCGCTTCAAATACAGGTAAGTTTGTTTTTGAGAACAATGAGATCAATGGCTATCCAGTTATTGTTTCAAATCAACTTGTTAACAACGATGCCTTGTTTGGAGACTTTAGTCAGTTCTGTATTGGTATGTGGAGTGGTTTAGATCTAACAGTAGATACAATCACAAAAGCTGGTAGCGGTACAGTTAAGATTGTTGCATTGCAAGATGTTGACTTTGCTATCAAGCAACCAACTGCATTCTGCTTCGGCACATAATATGAAAGTTGAATTAATAAGATCAACAATGATTGCTGGCACTCCTACGAGTGTCGGCACTTCTATTGAAGTAGAAGATAATGTTGCTCGTATGCTAATTCTTGGTGGTAAGGCTATCGAATATGTAGAGAAGCCAAAACCAAAAGCAAAGAAAAAAACTACCCCTAAAAAAGAGGAAACCCAAAGTGGCAATCAATCAACTTAACTTAGAAAAGCTAGATATCACAGCAGCAGTAGCTTCTGCTTCTGTAACTGCTACAGCTACATCAGGTGCTATAGATTTAAAAGAATTTGATGGAGATGTATTACTAGTTTTAAACTGTGCAGCAGGTACAGGTTCATCACCAACCCTAGATATCAAGGTTCAAGATTCAGATGAGACAGGTGGTACTTATGGAGATTTATCAGGTGCAGCCTTCACACAGGTGACAGATTCAGCATCAGTACAAACTCTTGAGGTAAACAAAGACGAGTGCAAGAGATTCATTAAAATTGTACAAACAGTAGGTGGTTCATCACCTGTTTTTGTATATGGGATCTCACTTGTTGGTGCTAAAAAATACGGTTAAAAATATAGCCCCATCATGGGGCTTTTTACTATGGCATTTATTGAAGATACAAATAGTTTTCTTGAGCATTTTTCTGTTGATGTTTTTTTTGATGGAAAAAGATATAAAGGAATTTTTGAACAGCCAGATGAGATAATAGCAGATGGTTTAGTTATGACAACTGATTATCTATTAACAACCAAAACATCAGATTTAGGAAGTTTAATTTTTGAGAATGTAGTTGAAATAAATAATGAAAAGTATAAAGTTAGAAATACTAGAAAAACCGATGATGGTATTTTTTCTTTAATTAGTTTAATGAAGGTATAAAATGACAAGCAAAAGAGAAAGAATTATTGCACAATTAAAATCTTCTTTAAGTGGTACAACAGGTGTTAGTAATCGTATATATAGATCAAGAGTAGAACCATTAACTAATGGAGAATCACCTGCAATAGTGATTGAGCCTGTTACTGATGAGCCTACTATAAATAGTTCAACTTATCTAAAAATAGATTGGGCTTTAAGAGTCAGAATTGTAGTAATAGTAAGAGGAACAATTCCTGATAATGTTTCAGATCCAATTGTAGAAAGTTTATTCACTAAAGTATTAAGTGATCCAACTGTTGGTGGATTAGCAATTGATATAAGACCAGCGACACAATCTTTTGAAATATTAGAGGCAGATCAACCTGCAGGTGTTATTACTTGTGAATTTGAAATAGATTATCAAACTTCTTATAACAGTTTAAGTACATGAATTATAATAAAAGTTGTACCCTAACAACCCTGATTGTTTAATATGGAATATGAAAACCCAACTGAGGGCGGTACTTACATACTCGACCCTAAAACTGGCAAAAAAAAGCTAGTACAGCAAACTAAACAAGTCGAACCACCTAAAGAGGTAACTAAAGATGCCATTACTGACAAGAAAAAGAGTAATTCTGATTGAAGCGGAAAGTTCATATGGAACTGACCCTACTCCAACAGGTACAGACGTTGTTCTCGTAAGAGATCTAAGTATTACACCACAATCAAGTGATGTTGTTAGTCGAGATGTTGTAAGACCATTTCTAGGTGCTTTTCAACAGCTATTAGCAAATACATCTGTTGAGGTTACATTCAGCGTAGAACTTGCAGGCTCTGGAGCCGCTGGAACAGCTCCACGTTATGGAGCGGCATTAAAAGCTTGTGGGCTTAGCGAGACTGTAGCAAGCGGAACAAGTGTTACCTATGCACCTGTATCAAGTAGTTTTAGTTCTGTCACCATTCATTACAATACTGATGGTGTAAGGCACAAAATTACTGGAGCTAGAGGCACTTTTACGATTAATGCGTCTGTCGGTGAAATTCCCACAATTGAGTTTTCTTTTCAAGGTATATACAATGCACCTGATGATTCTGCATTGCCATCAGTTACTTATGGAGATCAAGCTACACCATTGATATTTAAAAATGGAAATACAAGTGGTTTTCAGTTGTTATCACATGCTGGATCATTAATGTCTATTTCTATGGATTGTGGAAATGAACTTGCATATCGTGAACTTGTTGGAGGTACGAAAGAGGTACTTTTAGTTAATAGAAGTTCATCAGGTAGTGTTTCATTAGAAGCTGTAGCACTATCATCTAAAGATTTCTTTGCGGCTGCATTAGCAGAAACAACAGGTAATCTACAGTTTTTACATGGGACGGCAGCAGGTAATAAAGTTCAATTTACCTCAAGCAAAGTTGATATTGGTGATGTTAATTATGGAGAGCAAGATGGTATTCAAATGCTAGAAATACCATATACGCTTGTTCCATCAACAGCAGGAGATGAATTTTCTCTAATATATACATAACTATTGACTTCCTAGCTAAAGTGTAGAAGTATATATATTATTTAGAATTTATGGCATTTGTTCGTAAAAAATCCAAGGTTTTTCCTTGGCCTGTAGAAGTTAAAAGACCAAGTGAGACTAACCCAGGTGAGTTTGAAAGTTTTACTTTTGAAGGTAAATTTACAAGGCTTACTCGAAGCGAACTTGATAAATTTGAAGAAGAGGATGAGTTTGATGCACTTAAAAAAATATTAGTAGGCTGGTCTGATATAAATGAAGAGGACGGAACTCCTGTTAATTTTAGTGATGAAAATTTGAAAGAGTTTGCAGAAGATGTTGATTTTGTAAAAGGAGTTTTAGAAGCTTTCAGAAGTTTTTATGGAAATGCTCAAGCAAAAAACTAATAGATGCTGCCACACATTGGGCTTCGGGTGGTAAGCAAACAATTGATGAAACTTTAGAAGATGCAAAAGCACTTGGTATAAAAATTAAGAAGCAGCCAAAAGAAAACAATGATTTTGAGGTATTAGACGATAATTGGGAAATTGTTATGATGTTTTTAAGAATACAAACACAATGGGATATGTCCTTTGGAGGTGTAGTAGGATTAAAGTATGAGGTCTTATTGCTTGCTGGTGGTTTGTTTGACCTTTACAATGTAGAAAACCGCAAAGAAATGTTAGAGGGCATACAACTTATGGAATCAGTAGCTCTCAAAGAGATTAATAAGGAGAAAAAATAATGGCTGAGAAAAAAATATCATTAATTAAATTAAAAATAGATCTTGAAGGCTTAAAAGATTTTAAAAGCGTATCAAGAGAAATTGTAAAATTAGATAAGTCTTTAAAACCTACTAGATCGAACTTAAGATCTCTTGCACAATCAATAAAAGAAGTAAGTAATATAACACCTAAGACTATAAGTCAATTTAGACAAAAAGATAGAGTTCTTAAAAAGCTGAGAGAAGAAGTAAATATAGGAGGACGAGCTTATAAAAGACTTGGAAAAGCAATTGATGAAAATAGAAAAAAATTACAAGCATTCAATCAAACTGGTAAAAAGAGTACAGTCGGTGTTGGAACACAAGTTGCAAGAGGTTTTGCAAGTACGATTGCTGCTCAAGCATTACCAGGATTTACCTCACAAGGAGCTATTACAGGTGCATTATTAGGAGGTACAAAAGGTGCGATAAAAGGAGCAGCTATTGGAGCAGCTATTGACTTTGCTCAATTTGTAAAAGGTGCAACTGAATATTCTGCACAGGTTGGAAGATTAAGAGTTGCTCTTCAAGGGGTTACAAAAGATTCAAATAAATATAATAAATCACTGAAAATAATAAGAAGTGTATCTGATGAATTAAACGTACCAATATTAGAAGCTACAAAACAATTTACACAGTTGTCAGCATCTGTTCTTGGTGCTGGCGGTACTTTAACAGATGCAGAAATTGTATTCAGAGGTGTATCAGAAGCTGTAAAAGCTACAGGTGGAGATTCGGAAGATCTTTCTAGTGCGATACGAGCAATGTCGCAAATCTTTGGTAAAGGCAAGGTATCGGCCGAAGAATTACAAGGCCAACTAGGTGAACGCCTTCCAGGAGCTGTAGTTAAATTTGCAAATGCAAATAATATTTCAATGATTCAATTACAGAAAGATTTGAGAGATGGTGTTGTTGGTTTAGATAAAATAATAACTTTTGCAGAAAAATTGTCTGAAGATCATAGACAAGCAGCATTAGAGATGGCTGCATCTACCGAAGAATCTGGTCAAAGGATGATTAACGCATTTAAAGATATGAAGTTTGAAATTGGTATTATATTCCAAGATTTAGGTGGAG